CTGTTATCATTTTCCATTTGTACTACGTTGTGTCCAAGCAGTAGTCCCCATATATGTGGCAACTATACCACCACCTGTAATGTAAAACAAATTACTAATATCGGATAATGCGTTAACTCTATCTATAGGTATAAAAAACATAGCCATAGTAAATACACCCATCGCAATTAAAGAAAACCTAGCCATCCGAAGTTGAGCTAGGTTTTTTCTTGTAGCATCTTCTGTTTGTTTTATTTCTTTAGCATGGTTTAATTCAGCGTCAGTTACTATACCATCATTATTGGCATCATAGTCAGCGTACATTGATTCTGTCTGAAGCTTCTTCTGCATCAAATAATTCCTTTATACCTTAGTAACCATAGCCCACCTAGCAAACCTCCAATTAAAAGCACAAATATAAGTATACCCGCTGTCCAATTTTGAACTGTTTCTACAAACGATGCCCATCTTTTTTCTTTTTCTTTCTGAGCCTCGTTTCTTCTCTTTCTAGCTTCTACGCAAAAAGATATATAATCATTATGTAAACCCGGGCGACCTAGATATATCATCATTTGTTTTAATTCATTTTCTTTCTCTCGTATTTCTTCGAGAGCCATAAATTCTTCTAAGTCACTTTCATCTTTTCCTGTAAAATTTGACCATATACTATTCTTTTTCTTAGTAGCATGTTTCTGTAGATTATCTTTAGCATCAGTAAAAGCGGCGATCTGTTTGCCAACTGAAGTTAGTTCACGCCCGTTTTCTACCGCCTTTCGTATGACGGCATAGGCCGCGTTTGCTGCTGCAATATATTCTAACACAATCCATCCTTAATTTTTCTTATCCATTTTACTTTTCTTTGATCTTATAATCTGGTCTTTTAATGCGTCTGGTAATGTTTTTTGGGCTGCAGTTAACTCTGGTACTACTTTACCATCTTTATACATAATCTTTTTCTTTTTTACTTCACCACCATAGCCGTACATCTGTGTACCCATCTTCATTTTCTTTTTATCTTTCATCTTAAAACCCGGCATTTGATCACCTCCTTCAGTTTATTAAAGTTAATATTATTGATAACAACCCCGCAATAACAGCACCAGCTGCACCGAGAAATATACGCTCAAGTCTAGAAAGACGAGATAAAATCATATTATAACGTTCAGCACAAATTGCTTCGTGGGTTAATAGTTCGTTATTTATCTCAGCTGTGGTCATACGCTTCTTACTCATTCTGCCCTTTCACCGCTTCTGTTTGGTCTACAACCGTAGGCGGTTTCTCATAAAGAGGTGGTTCGTCAACGACCACGCCTTCCTTTACAAACTCATCACCTCGTAGAAAATCTCCGTTTGGCATCATAACAAGAGGTGTTCTTTTTATTTCTTTCATTCTGGCTCCGTTGGGAGTGTTATCTTAGCCCAGTCTAATAATCCTTTTCCACATGCAGGAGGCTCTGGGTATGTAGCAGTTAAATCTCTAAGTTTTTGTCTGTACACTTTCCATTCGCTTTTCTTTTGCTCACTTAAACTTACATCATCAAGAGCAGTCCAATCCGATTCCCTCAACAATACATCTCTATGATGCCGCAGCTCCATTAGGGTTTGTTTACTCATATTATTTAACTCCCCATAAATGTGATAACACTCTAAAAGCACTATTTCCACTCAAACCACCAGAATCGCCCGGGTCTACATTCAGAAATACTTTTTGAGTTGGTGTAGAGTTAACAGTTCCTCGTACAGAACCTTGTGCATGAGATGTTTGGCTACCAGAATATACCCATTGTACTTCATAAATTATACCATGATGGTCAACTGTGGCAGTTGGCATTCCAGAAGTTGTTGGTGCGTTTGTAATAACTTGTTTGACCATATTGAAATGGCCTGTAGGCAACCTAAATGCAGTTCTTATATAAGAGTTATCACCTTGAAATGGAATATTATTATTACCTTGTGAACCTTGTCCTTGCAGTTGTCCTTGGAAAGTTTTTGCAGTATCATTTGAACCTTTGTATAAAAAGTATACATGAGCAGTTCCGTTTGATTGGTTTAGCAGATATGAGTGTACTAAAAATTGTTTGTATGTTGCTAAGTTGGTAGTACCAATATCATGGATTAATACATCACTATTTAAATTAACATTAGCAGCGGTTTCGTTATAAGTAGATAATAAATCAAATCCGTTTGGTGTTCTAATATCTCCTGTCAATGTATAATTTGCTGTAAGGTCAAGTTTTGTATTACCTACAGCATCATCTGCAATTTGCGCTGTTCCGATTGCGTTATCTGAAATAGCAGCGGTTACTATGGCATCATCTGCGATTTTGTCTGCATTGATTGAATCATTTTGCAACATAGCCGTAGTAATACTATTAGAAGCTGGTGTAGCACCAGCTATCGCCTCGCTTAAAACAGTTTCAAATAATGCAGCGGTAGGTCTAAGTTCGATTCTATCACCGATTGAAAAAGCACGGGCTGATGTATTATCTTGTGCTCGTGTAACTGTCATAGAGTCAGTAGAACGAGCTGTAACTTTTATAATTTCAAGATTGTTGGATGTATCAACAAGAGTAGCAAAAAAGAAGTCGCCACTACTTAAAGCTGGAAATCTAGCGCCTTGCCCAGAGTCAACAGTAACTGTAGTAGCAGAACTATTGATACCTGCTGAAAGAGTTCCGAACCCGTTATTTGTTACTTTAACTCCCATACCCTACTCCTTACGGCTTTGGATTATCAGCTTTTATTTTTGCAACAGCATCTTTCCAAGTTGTAGTCCCATCAACAGCATCGTGATACTGCATATCTAGTTGGTCTTGCCATGTTGGATAAGCCACTATTCTAGCTCGTTTATATACTTCATTATCATACTTAGTGCTATATGCTGCATAACCATCGTCAAGAGTTTTTTGTTCAGATGAAGTTAAAGCAACAGTTTCACCATTAACAATCTTTACTATGTTGCCATCTTTATCCTCTTGAGCCATAAGATTAAGGCTACTTTCGGAAGCAAGCCAGCCTAATTTGTCCATTTTATCTGCCATAATTATACCTCCCTATTCTATCTCTGTTACTACTATTGTACTAAAAGACTGTCTTCCTCTAGCGTCTTCTGAAGCACTGGGATTCCAGATTGGAGCAGGCCGCCATGTGTCACCGCTAGCAGAGTCGTAACCAATGTCTATATAAACACTACCCGCTGCTGCTATGTTTGTGCTAGCTGAGTCATATAAAAAGTTACCAATAATAAAAGCACCCATGTTATTACTTGTTGCTCTTGTGTTATTTAGATAGCCAAAAATATCAGAGCCATTACTACTGTAACCACTTGTTGAAAACCTTATAAAATCAATACCAAATCCGGGATATGTATCACCACCGCCACCTAATGGTATCTGAACTTGAACATGCAACTTTGAGTCGGCTAGTTGTTTTGTGAAATTAAGTGCATTCCAATAGACAACTCTTGCAGCAGTTGCGCTTAAGGCCGCCCTACTGTTATTAAAACCTTGAACTACTTGCCTAACTTTTGCACCTGAACCCCATGTCATAGTACCATCACCGTCAGACAATAAAACTTGACCTGAAGTACCATTACCAGACACATTTAATTCAGAAGCACCTACTGCATTAGCTACAATAGAATCTGCGTTAACAGCATCAGTAGCAATCATAGAGTTTACAATCTGATCAGCTTGAATAGTAGTAGCATCTGTAATACTTTGTGCTGTTACACGAAGCTCTATTCGATCTCCACTAGCAAAAGCTCTAGCTGATGTACTTTCTTGTGCTCTTGTAGCAGTAAGAACGTCTGTGCTTCTAGCTGTAACTTTTACAATTTCAAGGTTGTTAGAAGTGTCAATTAAAGTTGCGTAGAAAAATTCACTGCCCGAAAGGGATGGAAAACGAGCACCGTGACCACTTGCAACTGTTATGCTAGTAGCGCTAGTAGAGACACTAGAAGCTAAAGTAGAATGGGCATTATTTGCAAATTTGACACTCATATCTAACTCCTTAGTTTACCGTTACTGTCCAAGTTATACCTAATGTATCTGCAGATGCTTTGTTAATAACTGAAAAAACAGTCCTGCATAATAGTGTACCACTTGAACTTGCGTTTAATATTCCAGCTTCTGTAATTGCTCCTGTGCCTGTTCCCGCTGGGAACGTTGCAACATAAGCTACATTGTTTGTACTTACAGTGGTAGACGTAAGTGCTACTCTACCTGCTTCAGAACCTAAAGCTGTATTTCCTGCAGCCGCTGCAGTACTACCAGTACCAATAGCCATATGAGACATGGCCGTAGCGGACGCATCTTTCATTCTTGACGCTATGTAATTTTTCCCTGTTGTAACAACAAGATTAGGTATAATAACCTCATGTTTTACATGCCCGTCAGGTCGTGTAAGGGTAAGTTTTAATTCACCCGTAACCTCTATAGAATCATTTATCATGTATCCATCTCCTTTTAATGTGATCCAGCTCCCATCGGTGTTTCGTTTAAGAAATGCCCGTTCACCCCATGAGAACCTGTTGTTGG